TGACATTATCTCCAACTCTGATATTATCAGTAATGTAGTCAGTGAGATATAAGGAGATTCGATATGACTGCTTCTGAGTTGATCGAAGAACTGAAGAAAGCCGATCCTGATGCTGAGATTGAGATTCGCGTCCTTAAGACCCATCAAAAAGACCTGAAGGTCGAATCTGCTTATATTTTCAAGCATTACAAAGTTGTAACTCTTTATGCTGAGGATTATTGATCATGCGTGTATATGATGTATATATGTTTGACACACCAATCGAAGTTGAATCTGGTGTATATCACAAGATCAAGTGGATGGCTTATGTTTCACAAAACCGATTTGATAAGGTCTATGCTGAATACAAGCAAGGCGCTGTGAACGAAATGTCAGAAGAATATTGGCGCCAGCAGTTTCCTTATGGTGGCCGTGAAGTGAAACTTTCCGCTTGACATTTTTAGCGAATCATGTATGGTAAGAATGTAGTCAGTGAGTTTGTGGAGCAATCAATATGAATCTTAAGCAACTCTTTGCCCCCATCGTGATTCGTTTTCAGTCATCGGATGATCTTGAAGCGGCTCTCTTTTTCCTCTCCGAATGCAACCGTGACAAGCTGAGTGATCGCCTTGTCAAACAGGCTGATCGAATGCAAAAGTTGATCGCAAAGGAACTGATTCGTCGTGGCGTCAAGATTTGGGAGTTTTGATTATGTTTACTGCTGTTGTAACTATTAGTACGGTGCCTGATCATGATGGCTACACGTATTTTCTGTTTGATGAAGTTGTGCATGATGAAGAAGAATATGCTGATCTTCTGTTTGAACTTGAACAGCGCACTCATTACAAAATAGCAGGGCATAAAGGAAAGATTACTGTCTTCTCTGAAATCACTCGTCGTACCTCTAATGTTTTGGAGTTTTGATTATGAATACGTTTTATAAAATGGTGCTGTTTACGTTTCTCGCGAATGTTGCATTCTGGGGCATCATTATCGGTGTTATCTGGCACTTTGTTGCCAAGTTTTGGTGAGAATGAATATGAAAGTATTTTGGGTACTAGGCTGGGATCGTTATTATCCTTCAGAAGATAACTTCCTTAAGTCGTTTGAGACTTTGGAAGAGGCACAAAAGTATATTGATGTGTGTCTGCAAGATGCATACCATTATGATCGCTATGACATCATTGATATCAGTGGAAGGCTGTAATCATGGCCGCAATATATCTAGATTGCACAGATGAAGAGTTTCATGGTATTCACGAATCTGTGGACAAGTATCTGAAGCGCAAGGCTCCTAATGCTCCTGTTGATAAGGAAGCACTTAACAAGCTTTTAATGGATCATGGTAAGATTATTCGTGAACTGCGATCTAAGGGTATCATCATTCTACATCGCAGCAAGCAGCCAGATAAGCCCAAGCCACCGCGTAAGCCTAGGGCACCAAAGGTAGCACCAGAGCCATCTGCACCTTCTGCTCCAAAAAAGACTAGACAACCTCGTAAAACTAGTGTATAAGTAAAGACAATATGACCCATTCCTCTGTTACATACGTATGGGTTTTCTGATCCTCTTACGCCTCTGGATGGAATCCACCATAAGCGCACCAAAGAGGACTATCCGATAACTGCTTCAGGGATGAGGAGTAAGTGTCAATCTGCGCCGAGATGGAAGCGCAGACGTATTCGCGATCAACCTAGGCACGGTCTAGAATATGTCTCATATAAATACCATTGGAAGTTCTACTTCCATTGTACTCTTACAACGCTTCAAGTCTGCGATGGCTAGTAAGCATTATATCTACAGTATCACGTTATACTATCGATATGATTCAAACGAAACAACGACGATCTTGCATTTCCAGTAAGAGGGAAATGGATGTAGAAGATACCATATACATTTACTTTGTATCTTCTCATAGCATAGCTGTCTGTACGGGTTGAGATACCCTATAAGACTTTCAGTTGTCGCCTAGGTCTTCGAACCTAAGAGGGAAGAAATGTCTTACCTAAATAAAATCTTCAAGGCGATTGCCACTCTCGCACTGTTGGTTGTAATACCACAAGCAATGGCACAAACACCAAAACACGATCAAGCGCAACTAGAATGCGTAGCACAGACAATCTATTTTGAAGCCCGTGGTGAGCCACTAAATGGTCAGGTTGCAGTTGCAAATGTAATAATGAATCGTGTAAAACAAGGCTATGCTAAAACTCCATGTGAGGTTATTGCTATGAAACACCAGTTTAGCTGGATTCATCACCATCCTAAGATTGTATATCAAGACCTATATGAAAAGAATAAGCAAGTTGCTCGTTCTGTTTACTACGGACATGTAGGAGACAACATTAATGGCGCAATCTTCTATCATGCAAACTATGTAAATCCACATTGGAAGTACAAGAGAGTTGTGACGATAGGTCATCACATATTCTATAAAATCGCATAAATAGATTTAGGGGTGGCTTCGGCTGCCCCTTTATCTCTTGACAAAACATACAGGATCGACTATGTATAAAGTATACTCAAAGCCAGGATGCTCAAACTGTACAGCAGCCAAAAATCTTCTCACATCAAAGTCCATTCCATTCGTTGAAATGGATATCACAGACGAAGAAACAAAGAATCGTCTACTAACTGAAGTGCCACATGCGCGCACAGTACCACAGATTTTTTATAATGAAACATACATTGGAGGGTATAATGAACTCAATGAACGAATCAAAAACGAATCTACCAACGTCCTTCTTGGATGATCTAAAGCATAACATCTGTCAAGTCAACTTCACAAAGAAGGACGGAACAGTACGTAAAATGCTTTGCACTCTTTCTCCAGAGATTCTACCAGAACAGAATCTTGATGAACAATCTCAAACTCGTAAATCAAATCCAGATGTCATTTCAGTATGGGATCTAGAGAACAGTGGCTGGCGATCATTCCGCAAAGATTCTGTTGTTGATTTCAGTGTAGGGTTTTTTGTATAATGAACGAACTAACACGCTGGGAATATATCCGAGCAGTTATCGCAAAGTGGATAGTGGTCAACATTGCTGCACGTATTAGCAGCCTCGCAGTGTTTGCGCTGATGATAGAAACCTATGAACTTTATCATCAAAAACTAACAGAAGAAATGGAAGCGGTGGAACCAAATGAGCAATCATGACCTAATGGAACGTAATGAGTTAAACAAGAACTCAAAGGGTGGTACAGAACTACTACAAGAACGTCTATATGCGGGTGGTGTTCCTCGTGAACTTCTAGAAGACACACAGATTGTTTTCTCACGCGCTCGTGAACTAGACGAAACCAAGACGAAGATTTACTACTGTCACGATCTACCAGAAGATCCAGAGTCGTCGCGACTATCTGATCCAATGTATCGTAAGAAGTTTGATAAGTTTGTTTTCGTTTCAAACTGGCAGATGGAACAATACAACAACGTTCGTGGTGTACCATATAGCGATTCTGTTGTCATTAAAAACTCTATTGAACCTATCGACACTACAGCAAAGACTGTAGATGATAAAAAGATCCGATTGATCTACACACCTACTCCACATCGTGGTCTAGATATTCTGGTACCAGTCTTCATCAAGCTAGCCGAGAACGATCCTAACATCACATTGGATGTCTATTCATCATTCAAGTTGTATGGTTGGGAACAACGCGATCAACAGTATGAAGACCTGTTTGAAGTCTGTCGCCAGCATCCACAGATTAACTATCACGGCTCTGTAAGCAACGAAGAGTTGCGCAGCGCATTGTTGAACGCAGACATCTTTGCATATCCTTCAATCTGGAAAGAAACCTCCTGTCTCTGTTTGATCGAAGCCATGTCTGCTGGTCTACTCTGCATTCATCCTAATCTAGCAGCACTACCAGAAACTTCTATGGGCTTGACATGGATGTATCAGTGGAGCGAAGATAAGAATCATCATGCAAACTCATTCTATCAGGTTCTTTCACAGGGTATCAACGTTATGCGTAATCAAAGAGACTTGATTGCACAGGATCTTTATCTACAGAAAATCCAAGCAGATCGTACATACAACTGGAACACTAAAGCAATGGAATGGTCGGGTCTTCTAGAATCTCTAAAAAATAAGTAATGGTAGAGAGGAGACTTGTGTGAATACCAACACAGCTATTTCTACTAATGTTTCTGTTGAGATACGTTCAAACATCATTCAGTTCCCGTTGAAAAATAGAACAAACTTTACCCAAGATCATCTTGAAGAGATGAGAGAGCAGGCTCTTCTAAACAAAATAGAGTTTGTTCATTTCGTGACGGATGAGATGACCGAAGAGTTGTTCTATAAGATTGGTATGCTAGGGTTCAACTTTGATGACGATGACTTCAGCAAAGATGTTGCACTAGTCATCGAATCCCTACGGTCATTGATCCTCAAGAGTATGGGAGTCAATCATGGGCTGCAACAAGCAGCAGAACAGTTGATTGACTTTCCAGACATCGATGAAGAATATTTTGACGAATAACTCTTTACAATGATCTAAAAATGTTGTATATATAGATCATAACAACGTGAGAACAACCTAACATGATTATCCTAGATTTGTCACAAGTCATGATTTCGACTCTTATGGTCCAGATCGGTAACCATAAAAATGTCAAGATCGAAGAAGATATCATTCGACACATGGTGTTGAACGCTCTACGCGCACACAAGGTAAAGTTTACTGCCGAGTTTGGTGAGATGGTCATTGCTTGTGATGACAAGAACTACTGGCGCAAGCAAGTTTATCCTTATTACAAAGCTAATCGCAAGAAGGAACGCGATGCTTCTGAACTTGACTGGAATGCAGTGTTTGAAACACTCAACAAGATTCGTCAAGAAATCAAGGACTTCTTTCCTTACAAAGTCATTCAGGTAGAACACGCTGAAGCTGATGATGTTATCGCTACTCTTGTCAAAGAGTATCATTTGCGTGAAAACATTTTGGTGCTGTCTGGCGATAAAGACTTTGGTCAGTTGCAGAAGTATCCTAACGTCAAGCAATATAGCCCTGTCCTCAAGAAGTACATTACTTGTACCAATCCTGACTTGTTCCTCAAAGAACATATCATGAAGGGTGATGTGTCTGATGGCATTCCCAACTTTCTATCGGCTGATAATGTGTTCGTTATGGGCATTCGGCAGTCTCCTGTGTCTGCTAAGAAGCTGTCTTCTTGGATTCTTCAAGAACCTGAACAGTTCTGCAATGAAACCATGCTGCGTAACTATAAGCGCAATCAACAGTTGATCGATCTTGATTGTATTCCTACTGAAATCTCAGAGCAAGTTCTGGAACAGTACAATACTCAGAAAAAAGATCGTAGCAAACTGTTCAACTATTTTGTAGAAAATCGTTTGAAGAACCTTTTGGAATGTGTAGGTGATTTTTAATGGTAAGAAAAAGAGTTGGGCCACCAAAGATCAGTAAAGTTAAAACAACAAAAAGCGGCTCAACTCGCACATACACAAAAAGTTTGAGCGGTAAATGGTCTATTACAGGTTGGAGTGGAAAGACTCCTCGAAGAAAGAAATGATAGGGAATAAACAATGTTAGGTATCTCAGAGATTTTGAATAAGATTGACGCTGAACCAGATTACGAAAAGCGTCGTAGTATGCTAGCCGCAAACGTAAACAATCCTACGTTTATGGAAATCCTAAAGATGACATATCATCCTGGTGTTCGCTGGCTTCTACCAGAAGGTGCACCTCCATACAAGCCATGTCAGTTTCTAGATCAGCAAGCAATGCTCTATAACACTTTCCGCAAGATGTATCTTTGGGTTGGGCCAGAAAATCCAAACATCTCGAAGGCAAAGCGTGAAGCATTGTTCGTAAACTTTTTGGAAGCACTTGATCCTGCTGATGCTAAACTTATCTTGGCAGTCAAGGACCGCAATCTTCCATATGTAAACATCGATGAACAACTCGTTCGTAGTGTATTCACACTTTTGCTTCCACCTAAGCAGGAAGCAGATACAACAGTAGCAGAACCAGCCCCAGTCAAACGAGGTCGCGGGCGCCCTAAGAAAGAAAACGTAAATGCATAAGAAGAAGGTCATGAAGTTCAAGGACTGGTACGAAGAAGACGAAGTGAACAATACTTCTCAGTTGCGAGAGTATCGGGAACACAAGAAACAAAAACGTCTAAATAGAGCGATCAGGACACTTGATATTGACCAACTATTAGAAATGGAAGACGATGAGTAAATGAGTAAGCCTTGGGGATGGATAACAATGATTGATGCTGGAGAATGTGATTCTTCGGCTATAAACGATGTTGTTGTTTTTCAAAACTTTATTGATGATGTATTGAATGCCATAGAAATGGTAAAAATAGGTGATCTAAACATCGTTTGGTGTAATACAAATGATCCCAATAAAGTAGGATATTCAATATATCAACTTCTTCAAGATTCAAACATATCAGCACATTTCTGTCCAGTAGATCGTAATAGTTGTTACATGGACATTTTCTCTTGTAAAGAATATTCTGAAGAAACAGTCAAAGAAATCTTCGTCAAGTATTTTAATCCTAAAAAGATTCACTGTCAAACAATAGAACGCAAGATTGACTGATTTTATAAGTAATCGTAAGGAGTAACTACATGCCAATGTACCAATACCTCATTCCTGAAACACAAGAAACGTGGGACGAGTTGTGGTCTTATGCATCACACAAGCAGTTTCTCCAAGACAATCCACACATTCAGCAAGTATTTCATATGCCTATGCTCGTAGGTGGTACTGGTGATCGTGTAAAAACAGACAGTGGAATGAACGATGTTCTAAGTCGAATCGCCGCTGCTAATCCATTTTCTCCCCTCGCAGAGAAACATGGCTCTAAGAGTGTTAAAGAAACAAAGACCCGCGAAGCTGTCAACAAAGTAAAAAAGAAGCTTGGTGGTGCTTTGACATAATGTGCCGGTGACTTAACGTAAAAACGATTAAGGAGTCTTATGGCTACGACAAGAGCGGAAAAGCGAGACCGTAATAGACAGAGTAGACAAAGCAAAGAGAGAACCACAGAAGATAAACTGAAACTACACTTATCTCAAA